CTGGTCTTCCACTATTTTTAACTGGATCAATAATTTGATCTCCATATCCATCACCGTCAGTATCTTTGGTATTATCAAAACCAGGGAATGGAACAAATGCTTGATCAATTTCTGCAGAATCTGACCTATGAAGTCTATAAAGAACTCTCATATCTGCAAACTCCTGTACACACGCTGCAACATAAACTTTCAAGCTAGTTGCAGGTTCTTCAAGAGATACCATTCTTGTAACAAAGGCAGTGCTATGAGGATCATTGTTTAAAGTGTTTGCTCTAGCATCGTTAACATAATCATCAACTGGATGGTTAATTTTATTTCTACCAAGAACCCAAGTTGCATTCTGAATATCCATTACTGGGGAAAGATTCTTATCTTTTGATGAAAAATCAACACGTAAAGTCAATGACTTATTTCTAGGCAGTGTTGTAAGTTGTTCTGTTTCATTAACATTTGATGCAACCAATCTAGGAGTATCAAAATGTTTTACTTTATTAATATTGATTGGTTCATAACCTTGATCAATGAATGAAACTTCATTTCCGCCAGCACTAGTTCCAGAAATGGTTCTTACTAACGCTTTAATTTTAGTACCTTTTCCTGGAGTAATATAATTAAACTGTGCGGTAAGAGAACTAAATTGGTAGTTTTGCGAAATTCCAACATTATTATTACCAACTGCCTTTTGTCCATTGAAGTTTATCATACTTCCACCAGCATCTCTACTAGAATATGAAGTACTTCTATTAAATCTTAAATGATAATGATCGATATTATCATTATCATCAACGTAGTAAGTCGCAGGCAAATCATGAGTTGTGTTAATTCTTCTCAAATTAACTCCACCAACTTCATATGGTTGAATAAAATCACTAGTATCATGTGCAGTTTGAGTTGTAGAATCAACTCCTCTCTTAACAATGGTTAAAGTACCAGCATTACCTGAAGTATTACTAATGCCACTATATTCAACAATTTCATTCGAAATTTTTGCATATCCGCCAGAAGTTGAGATACCTTCATAAGTAGCAAATGGTGTTGTATCTGCAACAGAAACAACAGTTGCATTTTTACCAAAATTAGCAGTTATTTTGACTTTCTCTCTATCTGGTTGTACATCAACAATTTGTATATCATTATTTGCACCATGATGTGCATGATTGTATTGAGTAATCTTCATAACATTGCCATCAAATCTATCATCAATTATTGATGATGATTCAACAACAAAGTTTGCAGAACCAGAAGTCTTGGAACTTAAGAGATAATCTGTAGTATAACGTTGAAGTCGTACACCTACTGGGAAGTGTTCACCCTGCACGTTATTCAGATACAGAGTACTGGTAACACCAATATTATTGACTGCGAAAATCGCACCACTACCTTTTTGAACATGTGCTGTTGTGATTCCTAACAAATCACCAACTGCATATCCTTCACCGCGAGTAAGAATATCAATCTCAGTAACTTCACCACTTCCATTTGTGGTTACTTTGGCAGTTGCTCCACTACCCTTACCAGTAAGAGTGTAAAGACTTACTAGGTCTGGAGTTGCACTAGCACTATATCCAATACCAGGATTTGCAATCTCTCCAGAATTTGTACCTAATACAAGACCACCACCAACATTCTCAATAAATCCATATAAATCATTATTACCATCAACTCCAACCATTGTTCCTGGAGTGAAGTTTGTAGAATCTGCTGCAGTAGAACCTTCACATCTTACTTTTAACTTTCTTGGAAGAAGTTCAATTGGATTCTTAGGAAGATCAGAGGAATTTGAACCCTTAGGTCCAATACCACTATTATATGCAATCAGTGTGCCTTTTTCGACAAACTCTGCCTTTCTGATTTTGAAAGTTAAATCTTGGTACTGATTAGGAGTCCAAATTGTACCATTTTGAGATTTAAATAGAGATCCACCAATGTATTGCTTAGCAACAACAACATTTTCTGAGTTAGGAAGAATTGCTGATTGAACAGTTTTCTGACCCATAGTTGCTGTCCACATCTCATACTTATCGGAAGCAGGTGCAAGAATAACAATTGCATATTCTCTATCCGCTTCAAGATATACTGGTGATGGGAATCTGACAGTTGTTGCTGCAGAAGCATCATTGGAGATTTTAATATCCTTAGGATTTAAAGCAATTTGTGTAAAATCTTGAACAAGGAGGTTTGTGGGAGTACCTAATTCTACTGTTCTAAGTTCAATAAAGACTTTCTTTTTAGGATCTTTCTTTGCAAAGAATAAGTCAAATGAGGTAAGGAATATTCCAGTACCATCAACAAGGAAAGTTTGTGCAAGAGGGTCTCTATGTGGTGCCTTAACAGTAACTTCAACCTTAGGTTTCTTTGCCTTTGGTTTGGGTGGATTTCTGACTTTAACAATATCTTGTTCTTGTGTAATAATAGTACCAGAACCACTATAACTACCAATAGCTTCTGATGCTTGTGTAGTAGAACCTGGAAGTGGTGTTACACCTGGAGGAACAGCAGTAACTTTTACTGTCTTAGTTCCACTCTTAACTTTTACTGGTGGTGCTGGTTTTTTATTTGGATCACGGAAGTGGAAACATGCTAAAATATCTCCCCAGTTATCACTAATTAATTCAAAGTTTTTAACCTTAGCAACAGCTCCACTTGTTTTACCTACAATTTTACAACCTTTTGTAATGTATCCATAAAAATTCTCTTTATTTGCTAACTTTTTAAGGTCAAAATTAAGAAGTTTAGAGGTAGCAGAATAATTTGATGGTGGTGCAGAACCATTCTTGTCATATGGATTGATGCTATATGTTTCATAAGTGGATGGATTGATAACACCCATCTTAGTGACTTGATTACCAAATTTATGATTTGGTTCTTTGAGCTTCATATGACCAATTTTCTTTCCACCTTTAAAAATATCAACTTTCTCATATTTCTGGAAAGTTCCAGACTGCATATCAATTTTAACCAACTTTGGAATAATATCAACTTGTTGACTATCTAAGAAGTGATAGTGCTTTGTATTTGGTTTCAGACCATTTGCAAGGAAGTATACTTCCCTAGAACGCATAAATGGATCTACAGTACTAGTAATTTTGACATTCTCAACATAATCAAATTCTTTAGATGGTCCTATAAGTTTTGGTTTATATGTGGTAGTCTTTGTGGTAGTTGTGGTAACGAATTTTCTAGTTTTCTTCTCATTTCTACCTTTGCCCTTCTTGTAGGTTACATATTCAACTTTTTGATCAACATCCGTATGAACAGACGCCTGTTGTATCCATTTAGCACCTGTAGATTCTGTTCTCTTATTATTAATATAAATTGTACGAGTCCAGTTGTCGGATGGTGGAGTTAATTGAATACCACCAACATAAACAATAACATTAAATGGGTTTACATTTTCAACATTAGTTGCATGTGGTTGATCTAAGAAATTAACCTCTTTATATGCAAGTGTAAGTAAATCTCCAGATTTCTGAATATTCTTATCAGATAATGGAAGATTTTCATCAAGATCATCATTTTCAACATCGACTGAAGGATCCCATCCGAGTTCCGCATTAATAGACCAGAACTCAACGGGTGAAATACCCATATTTTGTTCTGAGTTAATGTCTAGTCTAGTGTATTTTGGATCTGCAAGAGACTTATCTTTAAAGTCAGAAACAATAAATCCTGACTTAAATCTATTCAATCCGTTTGCATCCGTAACTTCTAACGTAGCAGTGTTAAGTTCAAGAAGACTTAAAGAAGTAACTTCCTCAAGATTTTCAATTCTTTCTTCAAGTTTCGCAATGTCTCTCATTGTGAATCTTCTGTTGTCTCTCAACAGAATTCCCGCATCTTTAGTAGGATTAAAAAGATATGCTGGATATGCAATAAGAGCAACTTCCATTGCATCATCTGCAAGATCTGGTATTTGAGGATCTTCCGCTGGTTCTCCTTGAATAACTTCTACCTGACCAAGACGATTAATTGATACTAAATCAACTCTAGGAAGATAGTAACTAAGACCAACTCTAGTAGTTTCTTCTGGTGTGACAACAAATCTATAATTTGTTGAAAACTCTCTTGCATCATAAGTAAATGGAGACATTGTTGCTGCTGATGCATCAAAATCTCTTACTCTTGGTCTAAAGTCAAGAAGATCAGATACTCTGGTACCATTTACTACTGATGGAATGTCGCTCTTATATCTGTCAGCAGTATAAGAATTAACTGTGAAGACATCTCCACCGATTGTTGAACCAGCACTTACTCTATATTGATTGTAGATAATTTGCAATTGTTTTGTTGGAATTGCAAATCCATCTCTTCTTCTAATACGTGAATAATCTACAATTTGGTTTGTATTTGCTTTATCAAGAAAATAGTTATCAGTTCTATCAACGTAACTACCAGGCGTGGTTTCTTGAATCAGTAAATTTAATGATGAACTCTTAAATAGAACTTCTTCACCAACTGCAAAATCATTATCATTGAGAGGAACATATTCAACGGTGGTTGCAGTAACATTTACAACTTGACCAATTGCTCTACTATCTTGACCTACAATTTTTTCACCAATAATTACACTTTGATCTAAAGCAAGACCAGTTGCAAAAGTTAAAGAATCTAAAACTGGTGCGGCATCATTAGTTGATTCATACACTGCAACAACATTAACAACATCTGCAGTATTCAGTGAAATCTCCTCATCTTCAATTCTCAATCCATAAAACTTACTTGTAGTTAAACCTGCAGTAGCTGGGGATTTTCCAGTTGTTCTGGTAATAGAAACAATATTACTCTTTACGTAATCATTTGTTTTGTGAGTAACATCAGTTTTTAGTAAAGTTCCAATAACAGTAACATTACTTTGGCTGGCAGTCAGACCTTTAAATGTGATTTGAGTTGCACCATATGTAAACTGGTCAGAAGTCAAAGATTCTGTAGTACCATTTGAATAGTGAATAGAATATCTTTCAGCATCAAATGCTTCAAAGAATACACTGTTAATTCCAACGGCACTTCCTAAGAAGTCTGTAACGGTAAGAGTCATTTCACCATTACCGTCCGTAGACTGTCCAGTAATTTGTCTTGTTATAGATAACTCTGCATCAGATAAATCTACAGAAGATACAGTAAATCTTGGAAGTTCTGCATAAAGACCAGATTGCTGTGAATTCAGAATCTTTGGAACCATCAATGAGAAGTTTGATTCACCGTTAGTTACATTATTGTTAAAAATTCCTGTAATAGAATTATTAGATCCTTGCGCTAAATCCAATTCATTTCCAGTAGCATTAATTCCAGTAATAACGTTAAAGTTTGGATCAGATCCAGATGCATTTTGATATTTTAAGATTGCACCCGTTTTAATTCCAGTTACACCCGCAAAGAATCTTCCAGGAACTCGACCAGTATTGCTACCACTTACAATTAACTTATCATTCTTACTAAAGTCAGGTAAACCTTTTTCATACAGAATTGTATCTGCAATAAAGTCTCTTTGAATATTTGAATCAAGACCTGTTGAATCTTGATAAACAGATTTAATATCTTCTACAGTAAATTCTTCAACAGCAGTTACACCAAAGGTATACTCTTCAATTTCATTAACAATAACTTGTTCACCTCTCTGGAAAACACCAGAAGTTTGTGTCAAACTCATACATAAAGGACTTCTCTTACTATCAATATATCCCGTAGCACCACTAGAAAGACCTCTTACATATGAACCAAGAGGAATTACATTATTGTTGCTTATATTACTTGATACATAAACATCAGTATATGTCTGAACATCAAAAAGATACAAATCCCAGTTGGTTGTAGCACCTTCATACGCTGCGTCACTTACACCATACCAATAAATTCTGGCTTCACCAATCTTTCTACCAGTTCCTGCGTTATTTGTAGCAGTATTTCTTATCCTATCAAATAATTCAATTACATTATCGGATGTATTTTGTCCTGCTTGTGTTCCAATAGAAATATATGGAACACCAGTAACGTTATGAACTTTAAGAAGACTTCCCATTTGGAAGGGAACTCTAGTTTCTGCAATAGATTTAGTGGTTCTTGGTTTTGGGACATCAATAATAGTTGATCCAACCAAATCTACATCATATCCTTTAACATATGCAGTTCCTGCAGAAACCTTGATACACATCAAGTCGTCACTAGGACTATTTCCTTCATCAGTGAGCTGATTTTCTGCAAAAAGACCAGCACCACCAGTCTCATTATTCAAAGAATCTAAAACATCTACGGTAAAATTATCAACAGCATAGTTTCCAGATTCTTCAAAGGTTCTCTTGGCAAAGTAATCTTTAATAAAATTATATTCAGTCTTTGCTTCTAACTTTTTAATCTCACCATTATCAATTTTTACAAGTTCAATAAAGTTGGTATCGTTGAAATCTTGTAATCCTTTTTTGGTTAGTCTAGTGCTAAGTTTAAATCTATCTGCACCAGGTGCAGCAAAATTAGTAAATCCTTTAGCGTTATCATTCAGTGATATATCTTGATCAGAATTAACTACCTGCTCTAAAACTTCAAAACCAACTCTATATGATGGTTGATTATCATACAAATCAAGAACTATCTGTGTGTCTGGAACATCAACAAAATATCCTCTTATAAAATAAACGCCAGCAGCAACTCCTACGGAATATCCAATATTTGAGGCATCATTTGCCACCAAAGAAAGAATAGTATCTCCCGCATTTAAAGTAGTATTACCATAAGTTACGTTCTCTTCAATAAGTAATACTTCAGAGTTGGCAAAGAATTCAGTCTCACCATCTTCTGCTGATGTGTTATATTTTACAAAAAGCGTAATCTCTTCCGCATCTTCGTTTGGTGGGAGAACATATCCCTTAATTGTTGCAGTTATATCAGTATCTTGACCTCTTACCTCTGTACCTTTACCATCATTGGCATTGATAAGAGCATCTAGATAAATGCTAATATCTAGACCCAAATGAGTCTCATTTACCTTGATAGTAGTAAATTCATTATCACATGTGATTCCACCAGGAATCACCATAGAACCTTCTTTGAACATATGTGTTCCGAAGGACTCTATCTGATTCTGAAGAATAGATTGAAGACCTGTTAGTTCTCTTGCCTGAACGGGAAATCCAGGTTTGAAAAGAACCTTATAAAAATTATTATCCTTATCAAAATCATCATAGTAAGGATTTACGTTTAAGTTAGTCTTCTGTGGCATTTTTTAGAATTCCAGTATAATTTTAATGTCTTCTTTTTGTCTCAAGTTCCTAGCAATACTAGGTCTATTATCAAGATAAATTATTTGTCCTGACCCTTTATTTATTTCAGGAACGGA